ATGATCAGATAAAAAAATCATAGAACTCTGTATACCTCACATTATGATGAAAGCCGCATTTAGGACAGTCTGCTTCTATTCTACCTGCAATTGACGGAAACAAATCTACATATCTTTCTAGTTTCTTGTAGTTCTCTTCCGTCAGTCCTTCAACAAAGTCTTTTAGTTCTTCTACTGAGTAATCTTTATAGGAATGCATACCAGACTTGTCGTATATGTAATCAATAGAGCTTACGATAATATGTGTTTTCTTATCAATCTCTGGTAACTCTTCTAGCTTTCTCATAATGCCATAGTTTGGATATCGCATCTTGACGCCAGAAGCTGGACCGAGTTTGATATCATCATTGACATCATCATGTCTAACAAGTTCAACATTAGCAACATCAGCTTGTGCTTCAAAGTTATTGCCGCACTCCTGACCATCTTCTAATACATTGTTACAGGTTAGATTGACTGATATCTCTTCTCCCACTGACTTTGCTCTTAAAAAGATAAAGAGATAGTCAATGTCAAAGAACGGCAGCTTATCTACATCAACGTCACCATCCTGGACGCAGTTATTGATTACTTGTTTAACTGTAGCTATAATATCGCTAGCCACTTTTGACTCGATAGCCATTAACAATAGTTTCTCTTCTTTTACTGTAAATGGTCTAACTCTGATTACCTTGCCACTTGATGGAATAGTAAATTCATATGTTGGCAAATCAATCTTTGGTAACGGCATAATATAACTCCATTATTATTGTAAGTTCGGTCTATCCCAATACTTATATGCGAATGTAACTTGTAATCTTAGATAATCACTCTCAGCCCAGTTTACAGGCTGATCGTTGACTAGTGTTGGCCATGCTTTGTTTAGACGCCAGTGATATGATATGTTTGGCACACCTCTACCACTATTGCTGCCATATTCTGTGTATTGAAAGATTTCAATCTCACTATAATAGTCGTTTGGATATGCAAAGTTAAAACTATCAATTGGATTGATAAAGTTTAACCAATCATCAAAGAAACGGCGCTCTTGACTATCAGAACGACAAAGAAACGTCAATGCTATTGGCTGATACTCGGTGTTGCTTGGAAATACTTGTGATGGTCCGTAGTATCTTGCTTGTGATACACTGAAACCTCTACCAGGAAAATCAGCCGCTTCGCAAAGATAATGAAGATCACGTGGAAATGTTTTGAGTGACTGTGGCGGTTTGACTGCTACAATATAACGACAACCTTTAGCTAAACTTCCGCCGCTGTCTAATACGCTTCTGAACCTGTTAAGGTTTAAGTCTTTGATACCTGTTTGTCTAACCTGATTAATTGCCATCTTAGTATCCTACATCTACGTCATACTGACTGATGATACGCATTTCTCTGAATACCATAGTTAGCTGTAGATTTGTTGGTGATCCATCTGCGAATGTGCTAAACTCACCTTGTTGTGTGTAATCAACGTCAATTCTGGTCAATACGCTTCTACCGATCTTAGGTAGATAGTTATTCTCAGGTGCGTTAAAACCCACTTCATTATTATTTGTGACTGAGTGAAATGATATTAGAAACTCTGCTGGTGGCACGAACCATAAGCCAGAGTTTAGCTGAGATCCCTGTCCAGAAGGGCTACTGAATAATCCACCAGGAACATATTGCTGTAGAAATCCTGGTGTTGTAATCTCTGGTGCTGAAAACTTTCTCAGGACCTTAACAATGTTTTTAAGCTCCTGACTTTCTTTTTGTGACTGTGGAGCCATAAAGAAACTAAACTGAAAGGTACGTAGATCCGAATTACCGTATAGAACGTCAACTTTAGGATTGATAGTTCCAAGTCCAGCAACTCTGGCAGCACCCAATGCAGCACCGCCGAGTTTGTTGGCAACACTGGCAATCGTATCACCACCTGGTAATAGTCTAGTAATACCACCAACAACGCCTGCACCCAGCTTTGTGAGTTTAACGTCATCATATTCGTGTACCATCTGCCACTGTAAAGGTCCGTTCTGTTGCCCACCAGGTATGAAAAGAAACACTGTGTTTTTTTCAGGTGGTGCGCTTCCTATTTTACTAGGTTCTATCTGAATCTTCATAAAATGACCTTGTTGTCGAGATGTCAGGTCAGATGGAAAAACATAGTTTGCCATTAAATCCTCCGGCGCTACATACTATTTAGTAGAGGTACACGAATGGCATATGATTATAAGCAGGGATTTTTTAAACCCAGATTTCCTAAGAAGTATATCGGCGATCCAACTAATATAGTATATCGTTCTGGTTGGGAGCGGCGTGTTATGCAATCACTGGATGATAACACAAATGTCATACGCTGGGCGTCAGAAGAGGTTGTTGTTCCATATATCTCTCCAATCGATAATCGACCGCATCGATACTTTGTAGATTTCTATGTAGAAGCAAGAGCACCTGACGGCTCAATCAAGAAAATGTTACTAGAGGTGAAGCCAGCAGCGCAGACACAACCACCTAAGTCTCCTAAGCGTAAAACAAAACGTTATATCTCCGAGGTTATGACTTACGGTGTGAATGAAGCAAAGTGGAAAGCTGCTAGGGAGTTTTGTCTAGACAAGGGATGGGAGTTTCGTATTATCACAGAAGCGGAACTATTTAAAAAGCCTACTAAATAATACATGGCAAAAGAATATACTAAAGACGAACTAGCCACGTGGTTTGAGCAAAAAGCTCTTAAAGTTAAAAATGGTGGCTCAGCCAGAAATAGAATACTAGATGCCGAAGAGAGATTTTCGGATGTTAGTAATCAGTTTGTTGGTGGTATGTATTTCTTTAGATATGATCCAAAGCATAAGGCATCTCTGCCAATGTATGATAAGTATCCATTGGCTATTGTGATTGATCGATATACCGATGGCTTTCTAGGGCTAAACACTCATTATCTGACTAGAGGGCAGCGTGGTAGAATGGTTGGTCTGTTCAATGATTTCTACACTAAGAAAAAGTTGTTCAATGGTATTATGTCAGGATCAACAAAGTCTAACTGGGATCTAGTTCAATCAGCTACCAGTGGACTAGAGAGTTTTTCAAAAGAGTGTGTGAAACGATATCTCTACACACATGTTCGCAGTCAGTTTATCAGAATTAACAAAGACGAATACGATAAAGCAGTTCAGCTACCTATTGACGAATGGGTATATAGAAGGTAAGACTAATGGCAGACATAACTCAGTATTTTGGTAGTTTTCCGAAAATAGATTACTCTATCAGTGAAGATAGAAACATCACTGAATCGGTTACTAACATTTTCAAACGTTATGCGATTCTCAGAGAAGTTCTAAGTAACGCATCTTCCTATGTTCTATACGAGGTAGAAGATAACGAGACTCCGGAAATACTGGCAGAGAAAGTCTATAAGGATGCTGGTGCTGCATGGATTATTCTCTATGCCAATAAGATCATTGATCCGCAGTTTGACTGGCCACTGTCTGATATCAATTTCAAGAAATACATAGTTGAGAAATATGGCTCAATATCTAATGCGACCACAACATATCATCATTATGAGAAGGTTGTAGAAACCCGTGTCGGCGACCAGACATATACCCGCACATATCTTGTCAATAAAGAACGTCTAACAGAGAATGCTCTTGATGTTCCTTATACTTACTTTGAACCATACTCTAATAACTATGTTCTAACGGCTGATACTGCATTGATCACAGCCGATAATGTCTATTTCACTGTAGATCATTCCAATCACTTTTCATATGACGATACATCATTGCCGGAATATTATTCATACGAGGCACATAATGTAAATGATACAACTGTCTTTCTCAATACATTTGGCAGAGCGGTTACTAACTATGATTATGAACAAGAGATGAACGATAACAAGAAATATATCAAAGTCATCAAGGCACAATATTACGGACAAATCGTGGCTGAGTTTATCGCAATAACTAATAGCGAACCTGATTACATAAGGTCATTTTAAAATATGTCTATTAAACCGAATAAAAGAGATTATGATTATCAGAGTAATAATCCTGCAGGGCAGGTATCAGCATTAGTCAATCTGGCTGGTACACGATTAGAAGACGTTACTGTTAAGGAAGTTATTATTGGTGAGAGTTTACTAAATCCCTCTGCACATGCTGCGGTCACTCTACAATCAGCCATGTATTTTCGTCCGACAAACTGGAACTTTTTTAGATGCCAACCGATTGAAATTGACATCAAAGACAATAGCGGTAATCCTGCTAGAACGATGAAAGTTAAACAGCAGATTTATCGTTGTGATAATAGAAAGTTCACAGTAACAAACACCGGACAGGTTGAGGAGTTAACTCTACACAGTATTGATCAGTCTATTCTAACTGATGCTGAAACAGTATGGGAAAAATCTTGGCCATGTTCAACACCGGCGGCAGTTGTCAGAGAAGCAATGAGCAAGATCGGTGTTACACGATTTAGACTAGTTGGTGGCACCGGACCAGGACGTCCTTATGTTGCAGAGACAATTCATCCACTTCAAGTAATTCAGCAACAGGCAAACGTAGCACTATATAATGGTAATGATCCGTCGTTTTTACATTATATGACTATTCAAGAACAAACTGGTGAGAATGTTCATAACTTTAGAGCACTAGCAGAGCTTATGAGCAATCAACATACGCCTTATGATATTGTCGCCGCTGATACTGCCGAGAGTGGTGGCAGAGCATTCTCTGATGCTTTTGGTGATTCCTTTGCATCCGCTGCAATGCGTACCGCTGTCACTTTTAGTTTTCCATGCGACTACGATGTTCTTTCTGATATTCTCAACGGTATCAATTGTGACGGGCAGAATATGAATGACTCCAGATTATTCAATTTATCCTCTGGCGATTCTTCATCGGCCATGGGTGCTATCACTCAAGCCGCCAATATATTCAAGTCACTCACAAATCTCGGCACTGCCCAACAGCATAATACCTGTGAGACTAATGTAGAAAAATATCTACATACTAGACAAGCTAGAATGGCATTGCTTGAAAAAGACAAAATTGCCTTTCGTGTTACTCTACCTTGGTCACCGTGGCTACATGTCGGTGGACAGATTAATTTTATCTGGATCAATAGGTATATTAAATCTAAGAAACAATATGGATCAGGTAAGTATCTCATTCTACATCTTACACACAATATTCAATACGGTGGTTATGCGACAACCACGCTAGATTGTATTACTAATACATTTGGCAGAGGAGATTAATTATGGCAGGTAAATTTCCAGGACCAGATTCAAAGTTTCAAGTCTGTGTAGTCACAGATCAAAAGGCCGAAGATCATTCTGGCAATCAAAGTTGCTACTCACCAATTGATCACGGCGAG